TGTGTGCTCGACACCTCGCCGCCGAGCGTTACCCGATAATCCTTGATTTGCACTTCCACCGCATATCGGGTTTGCGGGTCGTGTTCGATGTATCGGTCGAGGAGGTATTGCGAAATATAGTCCGCCTTTCAGTTGATTACAGGCCGTCAGAATGTCGTCGGAAACTTCGATGATTTTACCCTCTGTGTGGCGAGCGTAGTTCGTGATGACGTCGGTAACGGTAGTGGCTTCCGGTTCCACGTTCCCTATGATGTTGTCCACCCAAAAGCGTTCAACCTCCTCAATCATCCAGCCGAAGAAGTCAGGGACAAATGCGATGTCCTTATATCCGAATTCTCGGCCGGAGCATAGCCAAGCCAGCGAACCTTGCTTAAACTCCGAGACACCGAGCAGGTATTGAACCTGGCAGAACCAATGTTTCGGCAGGTCGTCGGGGTCGATTGACATTTGGGTTGTCTTGCATTCCAAAATTCCCTTGTTGTTCGGATTTCGGTGGTCGTCCAACCAATATGTACGGTCGGGAGAAGCCTGCAAGAAGCCCTTTTCGTTGTTCTTGAACAGCCAATCTCCGGCTGAACTTTTGATTACCTCTCGGCCTGTTGCGTCAGCCCAAAACTGCGATACGGCATCTTCGAGGTAGTGCCCGGCTTTCATCGCAAATGTTTCGTCTTTGGGGGCATCCAACCCCTTTTTACGTCTCCATAATTGGTATGGAGTTTCCCACGGATTGAGGCCGAGAATTGTTGCTACTTCGGAACTTCCGATACCGTCTTTGCGGTATTCGAGCCATTCGGCTCTGTCTTTGGGGCGTATTACTGTATTGCTCATTGTTGTATAAAATTGGGGGATAGACCGAAACCTATCCCCGTTGATTGTTTCTATTACTTTTTAATCAGGTTGAAATCAGCCCATAATTTGATGAACTGCTTCCCGCAGTAAATGGCGAGGTCGCTGCTTCGCAAGCAAAGGCGAGAGCCGAAGTGCGCAGACGCAGCCGAGGGGGCGTGATACGAATGCGCAAAGCCGAAGCCCGCATATTCAGTTACATAGTCGCCGGTGTCAATCATTCGCCGCTCCTGCTTTTCCCCGTCGCCCATGTCGTCGAGTTCCGCCTGTGTGTAGAGGTAGAACCAAGGATAATACCGCCATTCATCCTCAGTAAACTGCGGTTCCCAGCCCTCGTTGATAGCGGCACAGATGATGCGGAGTTTGAGGTAGGCGGCAAGGTCTGCGGAGCAGCATCCCTGCCAATAGTTCCACTCTTTTACAAGAGGATGTTCATCGCCAAGCTCCTTGCAGGCATCCTCGAACGTCTTGATACGTTCTGTTACGGGACGGTTGTCTGTGGCGGTTACTGCATCGCCGAACAATGTGGCGAGCAATTTTTTCGTGTTGTCGTCAGCCTGTTTGTAAGCTGCTTCGAGGTTCGTTTTTTTGATTTATACGTTATCAATTGTAATGTTGAGTTATGCTCTTGCGAGCGGTTATTTATTGGTCATTTCACCGGTTTCGGGGTTTACAGCCTCCGGAGTAGCGGCGGGTTGCCCGTCGCCTTGTACTGTGGATGAAGATGCTGCGGCGGCTTCCGCAACCTTTTGGCGTTTGGCTTCGGCCTGTTTTCGGGCTTCCTCGGCCAACTTCTCTGCGTCGGCGGTGTTCTGCTTGAATGTCTCGGCTACGGTCGTTGTACCCTCCTTTATGGCGTTTTTCAGGCCGCTCAACTCGAACACCATTTCGCTGGTGATTTCTTCAATGCGTTTCACTCCGCAGTAGGTGAGGATGTCCGCCTGCGATACGCCCAATTTGCCGAAGTAGGCAATCATATTCTGTCTGCGGGTTTCGAGGTCTATGGATTTGCCGAGTGCAACCTGTTTGATTTCGTCGATAACCCGCTTCGTTACGGCTTTCGGAACTACTTTCAGAACTGCATTTCGGAAAGCGATTGCCGATGCTGCGTTGCCGGTTGTAACCTGCATATCTTCCGAGTAGGTTCTGCCGGTTTTATCCGTTATGCGGCGTTTCACTTCGACCGAAACGGCAAGGTTGGTTTCGAGGTCATGGCATACGCCTTGCGCCGTGATAGTCTTGCCGTCGTTTCCGATGATGCGGGTTTGTACCCGCATATTTCCCCATGCCCCTGCGATAATTTCTGCGAGGCGTACCGATACGCCCTCAATGAGAGTTCCCTGTCGGCGCAGGGCATAGAAACAATCTTCCGCCGTCGAGTTATCAAGTGTGGCGATTGTTTTGATGTTGTTCAATGCCCCGTAAATATCACGGGGATACTGCTTTGCGGTGGCGATTTGCGTATCTACCTCCGCCCGGTTGATTGCTTGCAGCATATCAGCCTGTTTGATTTCAATAATATCACTCATAATTGCTGATTTTTTGCCCTCTTACAGCTTCGGGCTTTGCTTGTGCTGGGGGCAGGGTTCGAACCTGCGAAATAGAGGTGGCAAAGTCCGTGAGCGCACTTAAATCGCCACCTTAGCGTAATTCCGCCTCGCCTCCCCAGCATGTTATAATGGTAATTTGGATTGCCCCAATTCACTCATGCGTGTTCCTTTCATCGGTAGCGGGTGTTGGTGGTAATAGGTTTTCCAGCGTCGCCCGTCTTTTTCATTCCAATAGCTTTGTATCTCGAATCCCTCGCTTTTGAGGAGCGATACAATCTTGCGGAAATCGACGGTCTGCCCGATTCGGTTCCCTTGTGCCGTTGTCATCCTGATTCCTGATTCAAAGGCTGCTCGGATGCGGGCTTTTGCTGAATTGAGGCTATCTTCCATAACTCACTTCTTTTTGTTGATTGCTGTATAGGTAGTAGCTGCACTTTCAATCTCGGCATTCGTCTGTATCTTGTTTTGCAGCATCCAATCTTCGATTTCATCTTTCTTGAAATAAAGAGTGCGTCCGTTAGGCTTGTAGTGCGGTATTTTTTGTCCGCTTGTCAGGCGGTATATATGCCCTTTCGTAAACCCTGTTATCAGGGCAACATCATCTATCGTCAGAACATTTTTTGCTCCCAGCAGTGTTATTTTTTCAAGCCGGTCTATTTTGGAGGTCAACTCTTGGAATTCCTCCGATCGGTGTTGTTTGTCTTTATCATTCATTGCGTTAGTCATAATCAGGTTCATAAATATCTTCTATGCTGCCCATCCCGTCGCATTCGCCGCAACTTTCAATCTCTCTTGCCTCGGCTGGCAATATGGCGTATGCTTCTTCGGAAATCCGGTCGCCGTTCTCGTTGTAGTAGATTTCTCCCGTACCATTGCAGGCTGGGCAGGTTATCATTCGAGGTTCCGGAGTGCAACATGGGCAACCGGGGTAGCCGTTACATACCGAGCAGCTCATATCTCACAATCATTTTCATCGTTCAAATCAGGTAGCAGTCCTGCTTTGTCGAGCCTTTTTCCTACGAGGCAACATAACCCCAGCGAGACCAGCCCGCCTCCTTTCAGCAAGCAGAATTTCCCCAAGGACATATCGTCTATCGGTTCGCCGGAGAGCCAAAGGATATATAGGATTCCCCATAAGCCTATCGCATACATACGGGCATATTTGGCGATTGTCTGTTTGTCTGTTTTCATAGAGCAGGAACTATTGATTGAGCGATAATTTTCTGATAGTTGTGCAAAAGCCTGACGAGGCGGCGATTTTCGCTGTTGAGCGTTTTGTTCGAAGTTTCGAGAGCAGTTATGTACCGTTGGTCATCCATGCCGTTGCGGGCAACTGAAACCTCCTCCGTCTGTATTTGCTGTTGCAGGGTATTCTGTTTGCCCGCAGCCTTTTTCTCCCAATACCGTTGCTGGTATTTTTTGTTGTATTCGTACTTGGCTCGTGCAGCTTCGGGGCTTAATTTCGTACTCATAATTTGCCCTCCTTTTTAAGCCGATTTTCGGCTCTTTTACGCATAACCCAAATAGTTGATGAGGAATGGATATTGTACTTTTGCATCAGATGCTGGGTTACGCCGGTTGCGCTTTGTCCAGGGACGGACATTAACTCGTTCCATTCATTGTAGATAGCCATATCTCTGGCTTCCTGCTCTTCCTGATAGGCCGTTTTGAAAACCTTTTGCTCCATTATTTTTGCATTTACTGTTTGGTTTATTTTCGATTTCAAATTTTTATTCATATTTTTGAATGCGGTTTTATTAAAACCCGTGTGCAAATATAAACTTTGTTTCGATTTCAAACAAAATTTTCGACACAAAGTTGCGATTTGATTTTAAGAATGATTGTAAATGACGGAAATACAAAGAGTTAGAAAAATAATAAATTGGCTCGTTTTTATGGAATACGCCGAAAACGAGCGTGAATTGGCCGAGAAATTAGGCTATACAAAATCCTCATTTTCACAGATAGTAAATGGGAAAGTCCCTTTATCGGAAAGGTTTGTACAGAAATTGGCGTCTGTCGATAAAAATATAAACGAAGTTTGGATACTGACGGGCGAGGGTAATATGCTTAACTCTTCGGAGGCGGGGGGAAGTGTTGTAACTATTCCGTCAAATGTTTGGGAGGTGATACAAACGCAGGCCGAAAGCCTGAAAAGCAAGGACAAACAGATAGACGAATTGGTCGCCATACTGAAACAGCAGATTGCGGAAAGCAAAAAAACATCTGTCCAGCAGGAAGACAATGCCACCTCTGCCGTTGCAGGATAATAGAGTTCGGACGAACTCAATATAAAGTACCGTTATATTGAATTTTATGAATACAAGGTTGCTCGAAATAATCAAATACAAGACAGGCGGGCGGCAACGAGAATTTGCAGATTTATTGGGCTGGACGCCTCAATATCTCACAAAATTGCTCAAAGGGGAGAATTTCGGTATTACGCCGGTAATGACGATTGTTTCTAAAATGCCCGACATCAATGCCCGTTGGTTCCTGACCGGTGAGGGGGATATGATTGAAGAACCCAAGTATGCCGACATTCGAAAAACAATGCTCGAAAATATGCTGGCATTGCTCGATATTGAGAAATATATGCCTGTAATGACCCCCGAAGAATTGCGAAACTACGAGTTTGTTGTCATAGGACATAAGAAGCCAGATTTCAGCCCTGAATTGGTTTCAAAATGGCAAAGGTTATTACAGGAGCGAGAGGATAAAATAGGTGCAAAATTCAAGGCCGCAAACGCCCATTCAGAAACGATATGCAGCAAAGTGAAAACGAAGAAATAACAGCCCGATTCTTTGAGGCTTTATACGCCCTGAAAGCAAAGGGAATGATACGAGGAAAAAAGACTTTTACCGACCGATATAATATCAACCGGTGGAACTTGAATGCCCTCGAAGCAAAAAATCCTAATGCCACGCAAAATAGCGCACAGTTGCCGTGGCTTGTGTATCTCGTCAGAGATTATGGCGTATCTGCCCATTGGTTGCTTACAGGGCAAGGAGAGATGTTCCGAAAAACGCCGTAGCCGCTATTCCGTATCGGGTTCCTCCGGCAAGATGTTCGGTATCATCGACACGGCCTCTTGCTTCTTTTTGTCGAGGATTTTGGCATATATTTGGGTGGTCTGAATTTCTTTGTGTCCGAGTAATTTTTGCAGGGTGTAAATTTCTGCTCCGAGGTCGAGCATCAATACAGCAAACGTATGCCGGCCGGAATGAAATGTGATGTCCTTTGTTATGCCGGCACGCACAGCCCACATTCTTAACTCTGTTATCATATAGGAGCTGTATTTGAAGCCGACGAATACTCTGTCGTCGGGTTTACCCCGTTTGCCCAAGTAGGAGGCCGCCTGCGGGTTGATGTCAAGGTATTCTTGCCCGCCTGTTTTTTTCTGTTTGAAAATAATGCGAGTGAACTCCCCTTGCTGCTGAACTTCTTTCCACCGCATTTTCTCGATGTCGCTTTTGCGGATTCCTGTCAAGCAACTGAACATAAATGCCTTTTTCAACGCCGGATATTTGCAATGTGCCGCAGCCATAGCCTTGACTTCATCGAGCGTAAGGTAACAGCGTTCCGATTCCCCTGCTCTGAACCCCTCAATACCACGCAGGGGGTTATGGGGTATAATGCGGTCGTCGAACGCCTGATTTATGCACGCCCGTAATTTGTTGAAATAACTTACTTTTGAATTTTGCGACAATGGCTTTGAAACCTCATCCGTTACTATCTTCTTGCGCTTATCCCTGCAACGGGCGGTTTTATCCAAATATTCACGAAAGCCCTCTATCCATTCCGGCGTGATGTCTTTGAACGAGGTGTTCGGCCTGCAATACCGTTCGAGGTGTTTTAAGCAGCTATGCCAATTTCCCCAATTTCCGTTGCTGTCTGTGCTTCCATGCCGTTTTTCGCACATAGCCCTGTAATAGTCGAGGAAATTGGTTTCGAGTTTGTATGCTGCATTGAACCCAAATTCCCCGTTCTGTAATTCGACAATCCGTTTCGCTTTCACGGCTTCTGCCAACTGCCAAGTCTGTCGGTTCTTCTCTTTGTCCGCTTTTGTCTTTTCGGGGACGAGATACATTTTCAGATACTCATACGACCGTTTTCCATTCAAATATATGTCCAGGTATAGCGACACGTTGCCGGTCGGTGTCGCCCGCTTTCGGAGGCGGATTGGTTCTTTTGCTGCTCCCATATTTGTTGCTTTTGTTGCTTGAATTATTACGAGCAACAAATTAACAACAAAAAATCGATAAATCAAATACAACGTATGTAAAATGAAACGCCACCAATATGGCAGCGTTAATCATTTATTTATAGGTGTTTATTTGACTTTATTAGCGGTTTGTTTGCGCATCGTTTGACATTTGATTTCTCCGCTTCATTTTCCGATGCAGAACTTAGAGAAGATAGAGGCGAGGATGTCGTCGGAGGTAATTTCGCCGGTGATTTCGCCCAAGGGGCGGAGGATGTCGCGGATCTCCTCGCTCAGCAGCTCGGTCGGGAGGTTGTCGTCGAGGGCGGTTACGGCTCGCGAAAGCTCCTCGTCGGCACGGCGGAGCGCCTCGTAGTGGCGCATGTTCGACACGGTAACGCTGCCTTCGCTCAGGCGGTCCGTGTCTACCGTTGCGCGCAGGCGGCGTCTCAATTCGTCGATGCCGTCGCCGCATTTTGCCGATATGCGGACGATGCCGTCATTGCTGCCCGCCGCTGCCGTCGCATCATTCCGGCTATCGGCAACCGGGCATGTCTCTGACGCCGCGTGCGGTTCCGTCGCACTATCAGAGTCTTGCTGTGCGTCTGCACGCAGAAGGTCTAT